CCGCGGGGGATTCTATCAAAGGGAGACTGTCTGACGCAATAAGGCCAGACCACCTGTTTGTCTAAGGCTGGCAAATCAAAGAAGGGATAGCCTGACGCTTTGTAATCAATGTCAACCTCTTGAGCTAAGTCTGCCTTGCTTCGTCTGTTGGATTCATTGTCATACCAGGGGGATCTGACATCAATTCCCTCATTCCATAGCTTAAATGCCTCTTGTGGTGTTGATATAAGAACTTTCTCACCTTTCACCATACGGTAGCACCCCTTAGCTTTAGCCGGATGAAGTGTCCAGTGCAATGATATTTTCTTGATTTGCTCTTTTGCGCCTTTGGCTAACTCTGCAAACTTGTTACCGGAACCAAGGGGAGTAGAGACAGGAAGTCTGCAATTAGTGACATCCGCCGTGGCTGTCCATGCACTAACCTGAATACTTTTATCCCACTTCGCAAACTCATCAAGCATGATCGCCTTTGACCGCCCACCTGAACCAAAGTTATCATTAGCTGACTCACCCGTGATTGTATTACCAAGCTCAGGATTATGCAACTTCATGTAGCTTGAATGAGACCGGTCATCAAATCCTTTCGGCTTTAACCATATCGGCTGCCGGCTGAAATTGAACCGGAGCTTCTCAAACAGCGTATCCATGACCTTCGGCTTATCAACAAAGTCTTCCTTTCTTGATCCTACACGGAAATCAGAGCCGCGCTCAAATAACCATTTGTGCTGCAACACGTACAGAACCATCCACGACACACCCATGTCACGGCTTTTGTCTGTAAGCATATCATGTCCGTCATCAATTGCGCCCTGCACATCAAGAATATACTGCTCCTGGAAGGACTCGTAACAAATGAACGGCATCACATCGGGGACTCTACGGGGATCTTTTGTCCAGCAAAATAGATTAATCCAGAACAATATATCTTGCTTGCAAATCTCTTTGATCTGCGACTGCAAGAGTTTATCGTCCTCGGCCTTCCTCAAGATATTCAGCCGATACTTAATATTCTCTTCAGGAATTTTGGGATAATTTAGAACTGACTGCTCTAACAAGTTCGTCAAAGTTTTTTCCCTCGGTATCTATTTTATCAAAGTTGGTAACTTTAGTCGTCTGGTCTATTCTCTGCCTAATATTCCAAGCATCAAACTTACGTTCAATAATCCAAGCCCATTTTTGCCAAGCCTTATCATCGGAAGTCATTGACTCAAAGAGTGCTTTTTTCTGTTTGACTAAAGCCTTTTTTATAACAGACCCTAACTCCCTGTATTTAGCCATATTAGCTTCATCTGTTTTGTCTTTAGTTTCTAAAGCAAAAGCTTTCCAATCTTTAAAAGCTGAATACGAGAATTTATTTTCATCTGTTAAAATATTATTAACTTCTACAACTAAATCTTCATCAGTAAAAATAATAGCATTCATGTCTTCATTAACTATTTTCTTAAAAGCATCTATTATTTGCTTATTAATTATTGTTGGTCGCAACCCTGTCTCCTTTTCTTAAATTATCAATAGCCCATAATGGTTGCAAGTTCTCGTGAAATAATATTTTGCCATCTGGTATAAGAATAATGCAATAAGGTGCAAAAGTCAAGGAAATGTGGCATTATGCAACGTTTTTGGTGTAAGTGGGGTGGGGTTAGGTGGTTGTGGGTTGTAGGGTGTTAAGAGGCTGTGGCAGGGATTTGTCAAGTTGAGGGCAGGTAGCCGAAGCATTTATCCTGCGTTCACTCACATGTTGGCATGCACCTACTTGAATAGTCACCCTGCATGTCTCTCAGATTACGCGCTCACCTTTGCTGGCTCCTCAAGACTTAGATGAGTCAATTGCGTCTACCTATTCCGCCACACAGCCTCTTTATATTTAGAACTTCTTCTTGTCGTTGATCTCGTCAAGCTTACGGAAGCAAATCATCTGGCTCTGAGTAGGTTTGAGATTCATTATCAAATAAGAAATCTACAATCCCTTCGCTTCCTGCATCATCTCTAACCTTCTGCAAATTAACCTCTAAGACATTGGTTAATACTTTTTTCTTACTCTTATTGTCTTGATTCTTCTCGCGCCAGACGGCAATCACATTGTCTGCGTCCTGTTTGATAGCTGATGATCCTTTCAAATCATTCATATCGACAAAGCCGTTGTTATTTTTAAGCTTGGCCGGGTGAGCAATCACGAAAGCATGTGTCTGTGTCTCCATGACAACACTCTTTAGTTTCTGCATAAACCGCTCAGTCTCATGGACTTTGTCTTCATTCCTGCATCTTACAAAGTGATGAAGATGGTCTATCAAGGTGTGCTTAACATCAAATCGCCTTTCAACATATCTGATGAGCATTGAGATCTTATCTATGTCAAAATCAAAAGAATTCGCGAAAAATATCTTTTTTCTGCAATAAAACTCTACGGCCTCTTTGAAGTCCTCTGGTGTGAAGTCATAGAAATTCTTGCCTTTGTAGATAGAAAATAACTTTCTAACTATAGCTTTGTTCGGCATTTCTGATGAGATTAAGAAGACAGGGTAGTCTTTATAAATAAGCCTGAAGAATAGATTTATCGCCCAGGTTGTCTTTCCTGTTCCCGTGTCTCCCGTAATGATTGTTGTTTCACAAGGCCGGATTCCTCCAAGCATTTCATTGAAATTATCCCATTCATCAATTTGCAATCCTTTGGACATTTCACCGTTAAAGAAAAGCTCCTCGACTTCTTGGATTACGTTGGTGATTGAGACAATGTCTTCCGGCTTATACTCTTTTGCTGATGTAAAGCATTCCTTTAAGGAATCTAATGAATACCCAGCCATCAAGCAATCATTCATGTCCTTCAGGGGTAAGAGAACCCTTTTGCATATCCCTTCGATCTTCAGGGAAGCCACTTTAGCCCCTTTCTCTCCAGCTTCGTCATTATCATAAGCCAGATAGATTTCATTGAAATTATCGAAATGGTCTAACCATTCAGGATTAAATGAACCGGCCCCATTGGGGACACTCACAACATTCTTAAACCCAAGCTGAATAGCAGAGATACAATCATATTCTCCTTCCACAATAATCAATGGCTGCTTTTTATCAATATTATCTATGTTAAACAGAGAAGATTCACAGGCTTCTTCTTTCTGGAATGATCGCTCAGTTATGGCTCTAAACTTAAAATTGATACAGATACCATCTTTGAAGTATGGCATTACTAGGTACTTATCGCTCAACCCTAAACTAAATTGTTCAATCATTCCATCTGAAAACCCTCTGATATTCTTCAAATAATAAAGAGCTTCTTGGTCTTCTTGCAGGGCTTTCTTGAACTTATCCACTAAAGAAGGATCAGGGATTTTCTTCTTTTTCTTAGCCTTTGGAGTGTATTGATAAACACTGTTGTCTCCGTAGTGATTTACGGCCTTCCAGAAATTGCCTTTTTCCCCGCAGACAAAACAATGGAAAATATTATCTTTCGAGTTAACAAACATGTGATCCACTTTTTCACAAAAGATACAGGTAGTCTTATTTTCATTTCCTTTGGTTTTAAAGACACAACCTTTTGTCCTCAGATAATCAACAAGAGCATTTTCTTTCATTTCATCTTCTCCAAGCTGCCGGACGCCTACTGTTATCTATACGTATATGTTTACGTTTATCTTCACCCGCGCCTGCGCGCGCTTTTAAATCTTCTTCTTCTTTATCTTCTTCTGCACGGATATCTGCCCGACACTGTCCCGACACTGTCCCGACAAGTTTCAATCTTTTCTGAGTGTACTCATCACACAAGTCTATGAGTTTAGGGCATGTTATAAAGATGTGTTCATTTTCTTCTTTAATTAAGAAACGACCTCTTTTTTTACAAAAGTTTAGGATCTTGACCAACTTTTGACGAGAAAGCTGTAGCTTTTTGCTCAAGAAACGGTAGGAATACGGTGAAGTTTCGGTAATTTCTGGCTTGAACTCTCTGGAAAGTATTTCTAAAACACCGAAGAAAACAAGGTATCCGTCACCTCCAAACTCGGCAACTAATTCAAAAACGAAAGGATCGTCAAGACTATCTGCGATATGTTTGAACCACTTGATGATTAACACCTCACTTAGAAAAGATATACGTTGTCCCTTTATGAAAACCAATACAAAGATTCCACTTGTGTTCACATTCTCCCCACATGGGAATCACAATTACATCTCCTCTCGGTCCATACCAAGAGCAACCTTCATCTTGACCTAAAAGCGCGGCTGGTTGAGGTACTGGATGTTGATTTTCATCTCCACAAATAGGGCAAACAATGCAATCTTCCGGCCAGTGCTTTGATGGTCTTATTTTCACGATAACCTCCTAAAAGAAACCGGTAGCGGCTGTCTGCTCAAAGACACACTACACGAGGGAGTGTTTACCGCCACCGATTGATTATTGAATAGAGAGACCGCATAGTGTATATCTTTGAGCATGTCTTATTATAATATTATTTCATCCCAAAAGTCAAGAAAAACATAGTTTTAGTCGTAAGTGGTTGATGTGCCGAGGCTTCACGGAGCGTCCGGTTTTGTGCCATATTGCGGCGCGGGTCAGTGTACATGATGGCCTCCTAT